ACTTGAGTTTCATGCCTGAGCTTCCGGCGTTTGGCGAAGGAGAATTGTAATGGCTGAAAATAGTCGAATCGAATGGACCGACCACACATTCAATCCCTGGGTCGGGTGCGCAAAGGTCAGCCCGGCCTGTGATCATTGCTATGCGGAGTCGTGGGCCAGACGCGCCGGTCAACTGGGCCTCTGGCAGGGCGAGCGCCGCCGTACCAGCGCGGCCAACTGGCAGAAGCCACTGAAATGGGAACGCGACTATATACCGGGCGCGCGGGTGTTCTGCGCCAGCCTTGCCGATGTATTCGACAATCAGGTTCCGGCGGAATGGCGCGATGATTTGTGGTCGATGATCCGTGCCACACCCAATCTCGACTGGCAGTTGCTGACCAAGCGCCCGCAGAACATCGCCAAAATGCTGCCGCCCGACTGGGGCGATGGCTACCCCAACGTATGGCTTGGTACGACGGTCGAGAACCAGACCGAAGCCCACCGGCGCATTCCGCATCTGCTGGCGGTTCCGGCAACGGTGCGGTTCCTGTCCTGCGAGCCGCTGCTTGATCCGTTGGATTTGACCCGCATGTTTCATTCGCCGCTGGCGTTTGCGCAGTCCATGCATTGGGTGATCTGCGGTGGCGAGTCCGGCTCTGGCTGGCGCCCCATGAACCTCGAATGGGCGCGGTCGCTGCGTGACCAGTGCAAGGATGCTGGCGTTCCGTTTTTCATGAAACAGATGGGCGGATTGCGCAAGCCTTTCCCGCCCATACCCGATGACTTGATGGTAAGGGAATTCCCGAATGCCTAAGCACACCAGAACCATCACCGTTTCATGGCCCGAAGCTGTAGCACTCATCCGAAAAGCGCTCAGCGTTCCCGACCATGCGGAAATCAACATTGACGGCCTTGACATGCCGAACCTGATTTTCGCTTGGGACGAGCCGGAGCCAAAGACCGAACCGGCATTGCCATCGCAAACGCTATGGCCTCAACGGGAAAGTGACTATATGCCGAAATTCGACACCAGATGCCGCGTTTGCAGGATTAACATCGGCGCTGGTCCCATGGGGTACGTCTGCACCCGCGATGATTGCCCGACCAGGGCAAGGGTGAGGTGATTGAATGACCGCCCCTGCAAACGGCGGTGCGGGGATAACAGGGAAAAAGTGAGGTATTACAATGGCTAAAAAAGATACTGGTGCGGTCGAGAAGCGTTCGCGGGCGGTTGTGAAGAAAGGGGAAAATCACGATTTCCCCGCACTTGGGACCGAAAATTCCGCATTGAAGCCAAAGGCGAAAACCAAAGCCGCCGCCGAGGCAAGGGCCAAGGCCAAGGCCAAGGCCGCAACCGATGAACCCGCCAAGGAAGTGCTGCACCCAGATCAGAAAGAGGTCGGGAACGAAAACGCCAAGCCGGGAGGGGTTTCCCTTGTTGCGCTCGATAAACACATTGAAGGACGGCGTATAAACATCGAAGGCGCATGGCTCACAGCCACCGGGCGCGCTCGGTTGGTGCCGGGAAAATACGAAGAGGATATGGAGTGCGAGGCCGTGAACGAAAGCAGCGAAGCAGGATGGTATCCTGCGCGCTGGTGGCATGATGTGGCGGTTCAACCCGCCAAGGAAGCGCCGGTCGAACCAAGGCCGGAACTACAGCTTCCAGAAGGGTTTTCCATTGCACGGGCGCGCGCCGCTCTTCACGCCCCCACCGCAGCCGAGCGGGCAGCGGCTTTGGAACTGGCGTTTCATTGGTGGGCAACCCCGCAGGGAATCTCCGCGTGGTATGGCCAGTACATTCGTGTCAAAGATGGCTATCCTCTTGATCGCGAGTTCGCCACACAATTGCGCGCGTGGATTTCCATCGCCTCCCCGCGAACAGCCGTCGAACCGGAGCCGGTCAAGGATGATGCTGCCACCGACCCCGGCCCGGAAGGATGGCTTCCCCCCGACTTTCGGGTCGATGCCGCCGAAAAGGCGTTGACCGGCGAATTGCAGCCGAACGGGCTTCCTTGGCTCGTAGTTGCTTTCGGCTTCAAAGACACGCCACAAGGCATGGCTTTTTGGCTGAAAGAGAGTGAGCGCGCCAAGCGCGGCAACACACCCTCCTATGACGGCCAGAACCTGCTTGGGCACTGGATCAGGAGGGCGAAGGCAAAGTCTGCCCCGCCCGTTGGCCTTGATGCCCACGGCGTTGACCTGGAAGCGCCGGAACCGGCGAAGGCAAGCAGGCCGTGGTGGCTTGTCTATGTCCAAGCAGCTGCCTTTGTTGCCGGATGGATTCTTGGCTCTTGGCTGTTTTTGGAAATTTGGCAGTTGGTTCGCAACTGGAAAGGCGGTGACGCATGAAGCCGTTCAGTGAGATTGCAAAATATGCCGCGTTTCACCCGATGTACGGCAAGCCCGATCCCGCCGAAGGAGGGTGTTTTCTATTGGGAAAACTACACATCATAGCGTCGTGGGGAGGGGGCTGGGATCATGTGTCCGTGTCCCTTCACGACCGGTGCCCGACATGGGATGAAATGGAGCGCGTCAAGCGCGCGTTTTTCCTGGACGGCGAAACCGCCATGCAACTGCACGTACCGGTGAAGGATCATATCAACGTGCACCCCTACTGCCTCCATTTGTGGAGGCCGCATGAGGGCAGCATCCCCCTGCCACCGAAATGGATGGTTGCCTGACCAACAGAAAGGAAGGTGACGCATGAACAGTTTGGGTGAAGCGCTTCCGGCGCGTATGAAGGAAACCTCCATGTCGCCATTGGCTCTAAAAGTACTGGTTGAATGCTGCGTCAGTGGAAAGCCTGGGACAAACATGATGTTTGAGCAATGGAATAGCGATCCTGCCCGAGAGATACGGCAGCAATTTTACCGGGACGGCATAACCAACAGCGACGACACCGCTACGGATCGCGGTCTTGCTTGGTTGGAGATCATATGCTCAACGCCAATGCCCGTGCAGAAATGGGTTGCGGCTAACGGCTGACCACCCCAACAAAAAGCCCCGCCAATCACTCGGTGGGGCCGTTTTCGGACTTTGCCGCAGATCGCCGCATTCGCTTGATGCAGGCATCCTTCAACCGCTTGGTGAGGTTTCGCAAAACAGTCGCGGACGCATCACGCGCCGCGCGAGCCTGGTCAAGTTCGATCTTTTCGCTTTCGCGAAGGTGATGTTCCCATTCGGCCATGCACGACTTGTACCAGCAAAGATTTATGCCGTCAACCAAAAAAGGGTTGACAATTGCAAAAAGTTCGATTACGTTCTTTTTCAGGAAATGAGCGATAAAGGAAGGTGAGAGATGAACAATCTGAAAGATTTACCGAACTCGGATGTTGCCCAAAAAATATTGAACGGGAGAGCATCGGCGTATCAGTCGATGACGGGTAAGGATTTTGCCGATGCGCTCAAAAAAGGACGCAGATGGTTTGCCCGCGTCGGGGGCGTGAATCTTGCCGACAAAAACACCCCTCGCGGCTTTTCAACGCGCGCGGAAGCCATTGAATACGCCAAAAAGTGCAAGGCGGAGACAGCCCGCATTTATCTCGAATAGAAGGAACGAACGATGGAAAAGGCAATTGACTACCTTGTTTCGCGATTTGCTGTGATTTGCCTCACGTTCATTGGGATCGGCATTTTGAGTTACCTGACCGGTAGGCCGTGGGACACCGCTGCAATCATCTACATTATCATATGGTGCGGGTTGTTTCACGGTCGCATCATCGAAGAATACATGCGGCGCGGACGCAATCGGAGTCACGGATCACAGTCTTGAATCTATTCTGACAGACGTCAATTCTAACATTTGAAGAACAAAAAGCCCCGCCAATCACTCGGCGGGGCAAGTTGGACAAACAGGGAAAGCTCGAACGGCGGCGAGCCGTCCACCGGGAAACCGTCCCGGCGCGGTTATCGCCACATGGCGATTTCCTGGAGCCGGTCGAGACGCCTGCGATCCGGTTCAATCCAGTGGTTCACGCGGTCAACCAGCCATTTCGGCCCTGCCCATTCCGGCAGCTTTGTCCCGGTGCCGCGCATGACCAGCAACACGACTCCAAGGTCCGCGCCAATGGCTATCGCGACAACCAGAACGTAAGTGAGCATCTCAACCATATGCGCTCCTGCGGCCTGCAAGCGCGGCTAGAAACATCATCTGCCCGTAGGCAATCATGGTGACGTAGTTGTAGTAATTCATCGCCAGCCCTGCCCCGCGCTCGCTTGGAAGGATGCCAAGCCAAGCCGCCAAAGCAAGGTTCGCCATGACGCCGGACAGGACGCCAAGCACCACGCCAGTCAGGCGGATCGAGAACCAGACGAACGAGAAGATCGCGACCATGTAGATGGTCATGGCCACGGGAAAGTTGCCGCTGAATATGGCAACGCCGCCCGCCTGCAACACCAGCACCATGGCGGCGGCCATGTCGCGGTAATCACCCTTGCGGGCGACGTGAATGCAGGTCAGCACGAGGGCCGACCAAAAGGCGATGACGAACATTACTTGCCGCCCGGATCAGCCTTTGTGATCGCAAATTCGGCCATGGCGTCATGCGCTTCCTTCATTGCCGACGCCGCCTGCCCAAGCGAGAAATGAACGTTGCCCATGGCCTCCGAAACATCGGCGGTCTTGTACGGCGAAAGCGTAGATTGCGCAGCGTGGTCAATGGCAGCACGGGAAAGCGCAACGGCAGCATCGATTGCCTTGGCGATGCGCCTTTCGGTCACGGTGAGCAATTCCCGGATATCAGCTTCGGCCATTGTCAGTCTCCTATGGTGAAGGGTTCGGTTCGCATTTCCGGCAAGTGCCGGATAATGCCATAGCCAAGGTCAATGCCTGGCGATGAACGAAGGTAGCACTTGCCTGAAAGCGGGACAGGTTCGGTGTATGCCCACGGTGCGCCAAAGAATGCTGTGCGCGGCGGCGCGTTGTCGAACGCTTCCGACTGTGTGCTGTAGAGCAGGAACTCGCCCGTGGGTAGTGTCTCAGTTTGAAAAAGACGGTGATTGAAATGCATATCACTGCCACATTCAACGCCCTATATGCAGCACTAGTGCGAACTGCGACAACCATTCGTTTGCGGTTCGTAAACCTGTATGCATATAATCCGACTCTATCCACTGAGGGAGCTTTCCCACTGGAAGTGTCGGGGAAGGTGGAAAATGGCCAAAGGTCCAAAGGGCGAGAAACGGCCTGCCGACTTGATCGGAATGTCGGTGATGGTCGCAAAGATCGCGACAGGCGAAATCCAGGACAATCAGAAATCCGGCAGGGTCCGCTCTGGCAAAGCCGGAGCGAAAGCGCGCGCGCAGAAACTCACCAGCACCGAACGGAGCGAGATTGCGCGCAAGGCAGCGAATTCGAGATGGGAGTGATGGCAACAAGCGCAGCAGCAGTAGCAAATCAATTCCTTCGCTTAGCGAAGGAAGATGGTATGTTTATTGACCAAATGAAGCTTCAGAAGCTTTTGTTCTACGCACAGGCGTGGATGCTTGGTATAATGGGAACTGAACTGTACCCGGATGACATTCACGCATGGGAATGGGGTCCTGTCATCCCAAGTGTTTACTATCAAACGCGCAAATTTGGGCGGCAACCAATTACTGAAAATATCAAGGCGCTTGACTCCAATGGGGTTTGGGTTTCGCAATATCCAGAAACTCCAGATGTTTTGACACATATTAAGAGGGTATGGGACATTCACAAATCACTTACTGGCATTCAGCTTTCGAATGCCACTCACGCGCCCGGCGAACCTTGGGATATTGTTAAAAATAGCTACGGTGGAGATTTGTCTACTAAGCCTAATATCCCAACGCCGCTGATCGAATCTGTTTTTCGGGAAAAAGCGGCCTCTTAAACAATATGGTTTCGATCAAACCGCCTTCCAATCCATCCCCAATACCTGACAAGTACACGGAAAAGGAGCCAGTAGACCAGACCGGGCCCAAAGCGCCCGGGCGTGTTTTCCTTATTAATTTTGGATTTGTAAAATACGGCTCTACTGACAAAGCGCATGGGGCGGCAGTATTGCTCAGCTTGATATTACTGATTATTATTTTAATTGTGATTTGTATTGGCTTCAAAATTGGATTTTCACCATGGTTGGACCGAGTTTTTACTTGGCTAGGTAGCGCTTTTTTGTTTCTTGCCGGGGTCGCTGTAGGGAGGTCCCCTCCATCAAACGAAAATCAAAATGAAAAAAATGCTTGATATTACAGAATAGGCATCCTATCTATCGAGTATGGCAAACGTACTCGACACCAAGACCCGTGCGCAAATCCTCTCCATGCTGGTTGAAGGCGCATCGATGCGTTCTGTCAGTCGCATAACTGGCGTTTCAATCAATACGGTTTCCAAGCTGCTGATTGACGCTGGCAATGCCTGCGCAGAGTACCATGACAACACGGTGCGCGACGTAGCAGCAAAGCGCGTCCAGTGCGATGAAATCTGGTCATTATCTTTCGCCAGTCGATCATTTCTTGCCTCCCGGCAGAAGCGACGACAGGTCAACTCCCCAAAGCACGGCGGGCAGGCCAAGGATGTAGACAGGAAGCTCCTTGAAGGCGACGTGCACCACAACCAGCCCGACGAAAAGGGCTATGCCGATTGCGAACTTGACGCGCTCAAAGGTCCATCGGGATTCATCGCTCATTGGCTCGCTCCCGCCGCCGCGTCAGAACCCGTGCAGCGAGATAGGCGGCTGCCATGATCACTGCCGCGCCAAGCCAGTAATTCAACTGCCCAGCGCTTACAGCCCGATTGCAGCCGTAGATGATCGCAAAAGAGCATGCGGCTATCAGCGTGTTGCTCATTAACGCCCTCTTGTCGCAACGGTGAGAAAGAAGAACCCAACGATAACGCCTTGCAGCGTCCATAGTTCGACCGGGAGCGTGTCGGTACGGCCTTCCGTCCACGCCCCAAGCACTTTGTCCCACACAATGAGTTTCCAATTGTAGATGATGAACGGCGCAGCCCATATCGCTTGGACGTACAGAACGATCCGATCCGCCGAACGCATTGCCTCAACACGTCCTTGAAGCTGTGCGATCTTGATATCCGCCTCAAGCTTTTCGGAATCCGTTTCGGCCTTGGCGCGGATTTCCTGCCATCGGTTGATTTGCTCACCGATTGCTGAAATGCCGCCGCCTGCAAGCCACCTGAGGATGGTAGCGATCATGTTGCGCCGCCATCGCGCTTGGCGAACATGTACCAGATTTCTGTTGCTGCCCCGACAATGCTGCCAAGGGCAAGCGAAAGCAGTTGCAGCACGTCTTCATCAACGGCCAACTGTTCGCCGAAATTGGTATCGAGAAGGCCGAAGGCTACCAGCGCCCCGGCTCCATAGCGAAGGATGATGCGTGAGATAGGCGCAAGCATGGTTCACTTCCTTCCGAACAATGACAGAATGAACGCCAGCCACCCGGATTTGACCGCTGGCGCGGTTTCAGGAGCCGGAGCGGTGTCGGGCGCGGTTTCCGGCTTGTCGCGTTCCTTGGGCATTTGTGGGGATTTGCCGTATCCGGCCTCCACAAGCGCCGCTTCGAACTTGCGCGCGTACCCGGCGATAAGCTTGGCGCGGTCGGTCTTGTTGATGACCCGGCGCATTTGCTCATAGGTTTTGTAGTCCGCAAGTTTCTTGCCGGTGAAGGTGCCAAGGAAGGAACCTTCAACCAGAATGCGCGCTGCAATTCTGGTTTCTTTTGCCAATTCCGGATTGGACAAAAGGTCCACACCAAGCCGATTCGACCAGTCAGAATAGTTGCGCCGCCCGGTAATCTGCACCAGCCCGCGCCCCTTGAACCGCTTACCATCGCCCTTGTGAATATTGCCCAAATCCTTGCGGCCTTCGTAATCCGCGCCGCTGGCGTATTCCTCGACGGCGCGCCAACGGTCGCTTTCATGATGCGCGGTGGCAAGGATATAGGCCGCGTGTTTCAACGGCAGAACAAAGCGCTCCAAATCGGACAACACACTATTAATCCGGTTGACCTGATCGGCAGAAAGCCGCTTTTCCGGAACCATGTTGCGCACAAGGTCAAAAACTGGCGTCCTGTTCATGCGACCAACCCCCGAACCTTTTCCATAATGCGGGTGACCGTGATCGGGTCCGAGGCGCATGGGATGTGCCCGCCCGGGACCTTGATGACCTTGTGCCGGTCCTTCATTTCCGGCCGCACAACGTACATGCCGCCTTTGCTTCCCTTCGGATCACGCCAGCGCGCGATTGCAGGGAATCCGGATGAAGCCCAGAACTCATCGATCAGGGCAACGTTGTCCGGGATTTTCATCGGCGGATGCCCCGGCGCCAGCGCGGTTGCATCGATCCCTGCGACATAGGCAACTGCAATGCCGCGATCCCGCAACCGGGTAGCAATCTGCTGGCAGCGCAGCGCGCCATAGCTGTGACCAATCAGGATCACGACCGGCTTGTCGCCATAGGCTTTCTGCCGGGCGATGATGCCATCGCTTGCCTTTTGCCATTGCCGCTGCTGCCAGTGATTGGCGTCCCAGACCGGAGACAGTCTGTCAGCCATGGCATCCAGTGCCCTGGTTCCCCGGTCGAAAAACCGGCCGCCGAGACCGGCAAACAAATGCATTTCAATGCGAGCCATGACGGACCTCACTTTGACGGACGGGAGCGGAGCATTTCGTAGAGGTACTTGGCCAGCCATTCGGCCAACGTGCCGAGAATGTGCCGTCCATCAAGCCATGGCGACACTGGCGTGGTAGCGTTTGGCGGCCACCGGAATGTCTTGTCTGGCCGATGGAATTCGATCTTGCGGCGCTCGCAGATTTCCGCTGCGATATCGCCATAAGCGTCATTGTTGCCGGGCGGGTCGCTTGGCAGCGTCCATATGATGATCAGTTGCGTGAGATCGGTGTACTTGTCTTCAAATTCCTGAATGAACGTCTCGAAGCCGCCCCTGAAAGTCGTATCGATCCCCAGTCCAAAGTCTTCAGTCGTCCCTTCATCAACGCCGTTCACGTCAAGGGCATCGGCCCCGCCTGCAAAGGCAATGACGTAGCCGCCGGAAATGTCCGGCCAGGTCGTGATTGCCCGGCACATGGCAACCGAAGCGCTGTAGGCAGCATCGTCTATTTCATCGGGATCGGTGAGCGAGCGGTACGAAAACGCCGATCCGCCCTTGGCGACGTTGTACAGTTCGCTTGCCCCGACCAGCTTGCCAAAATGCCGGGGAGGGCCAAAAAAGCTGTTGCCGGAATTGTCAACGGATTGGCTATCGCCACCCCATACAATCGGCTTGCCCGCGAACCGCGTCCACTCCACGGTTGGATACCAGTCCTTGCTTAGAGCATGCTGGTTTGCCGTTCGTCCTGTTTGCGCTCCGGCGCTTACCCGCGACAGGTATTGATAACCGGCGACCGAATCCGCGAACGACAACTGCACGTATGTAGTGGACGCAGGAACGGTTAGTTCAGCAGGAAAAGCCGATTGCACAAGGACCGATGAAGCGGCGTTGCCAGGCACGACCCACTGGAAATCAGACTTTTTCCAATGGATGGTTGCCGCCCTGCCAAGGTACAGCGTTTCGCCCGCTGTAACCGGGATATGATGCGTAGTTTGCGCCGCGCCGGTTGCGGAAAAATTGTCGGTAGTCGAGCTAAGGCCGAAAGCGGTAATCAGCCTTGTCGGGTCAATCAGGTTGTTACCGTCCTGCACGGTCCCGGCAAGCAGTTCAGGGCGCAAGGTTTCGTCGGGGATACGCTCGCTGTTGAGCGTGACAATCGCGCCGGTTTTTTCAGCCGTGTAGAATTCAAGGCGAAACCGGATTGCAGTGGCAGGAGCGCCGCCTAGCGGCCTGCCCGTGCCCGATGACACAACGGTCGTTCCCGCCGTGTCGGAATAGAACCCGTAACGCGCAATGCGCCGGTTCACGAATACGATATCGCCTTCCGCGATTACCATCGGCCCGGTCGTGGTCTGCAAGGTCGCGCCGGACGTGGTGAGCACACCGGATGACAACCGCCATCCGTCAAGGTCGGTTGTCGAGTCGTACAGGTTCGCCGGGTTGTCGATGGCCGGGGTAGCGAGATTTAGTACGCTGTCCGCGCCTTTTTGAGCGACCAACTGCCAATAGGCGCTTGACGTTGTCGGAAGGGTTGGAGGCGTGTCACCAGTGGTCGCTTGCAGGGCAACCCAAGTGCTGTTTTGATGCGTGACCAGATCGCCTTGCGCATAGGCCGTCAAAACGTTGTACGCGCCGCGATGCCCGGCCATGGTGCCAGTCGGTCCGGTCGGTCCGGTTGCACCTGTAGGCCCGCGAGCGCCGCTAACAAGCGTGATTTCATTCGTCGCGCGATTGAGAGTTACGCTTGGCATGATCAGCCCTTTTCCTGCACTTCAATGAACCCGTAAGCGAGCGCCTGCACAGTTCCGTCTGGTTGCGTTTCCCGCAGTTCATAGGAAAGCCGCCCGCCTTCCTTGCCGGTGAAGGTCGATGCAGGAATCAGGAACGTAAATTCGCCCGCCGCCGCGTCCGTAATGGTCATCACATGGGTGATTTCCGGAGCAGCGGTCAGGCCGTAATTCGGGGACGAGTCTTCATCGTCCTTGACCACAACGGTAAAGGTGTACCCGGTAATATCGACCGGGGTGCCGTCTGCTGTGTAAGTCCACGGCTCATAGACACCGACCGATGCCAAGCAGGAAAGTGGATGCCACACGCCGCGATTATCGCCGTAAGCCATCAGGCGGCCCCCTTGTGCTTCATCCAACCCTTGACGCGGAGATAGATTTCAGTGCCCATGGAAGCCGCGATGCCCATGCCTTCGTTTGCATGGGCAGAACCCGACCGCTGTTCGATCTTGTAGGAACCCGCTGTCAGCAGCGCTTCGCCGGTCAATTCGACCGTATGCGAGCCGCCCGTGATCGAGTCTGCCCAACCCGTCATGCCGTAGAATTCAGCGCTGTCAGACGTGCGCAAAATGCGGGTTTTCGCCTGATCGCATTTGTAGACAATCGCGCTCCACTGAACCCAGCATGTTTTTGTGGTCGTGAACACGTTCGATGCGAGCGAGACTATGCCGCCCGGATCATAGACTTCGGTGTTGATCGGGCGCGTTTCCCATGCGCCGGTCGTTACCGATCCGCCGTTCGTTCCAGAGGCAAACTGCGCTTCAAGAACGAAGTCGGGAACCCCGGATTGCGGCGCTTGGAGCGCGTCAATCGCTGCCTTCACGTTGGCAGGCGATGCGCCGGTAATCGTCGTTCCTGCCCCGGCCTCCCAGTTTGCGGTCACCTGCCCGGTTTTCAAACCGGAAACGTCCGATTGCACGGTTGTCATGTCGGATTGCGCAGCCGCGCCAAGCGCCGTGCGCGCGTTCGCCGCCGTGGTTGATCCGGTCCCGCCGTTGGCAACCGCAAGCGTTCCGGATTCCCCGACATAAGGCGTCAGAACGTCATAGGTCCAAACGGCAACGTCTGCCGAAGTGGTCAGAACGGCCTTGTAATTGTCCCCGCCTGCAACATAGATACGCGGGATGCGCCCGGCGCTATCAAGCACAATCGGATGATCATGCGCTGTTGAAAGCGCGTTATCCTCATACGCCGTCGCGGGCGTTGTGGTGCCATCGTCATAGATGTACAACTTGCCGCCTGGATATGGCTTGCCGTTGGCATCAACGGGAGAAAGCCCCGGAGGGAAAAGGAGAGCAGCCATTAACGGACCTCAAATGGATTTGGAGCCTGAGGAGTGGGCAAGCGACCGCAAGCGCGAACCGTTTTGGGGTCCGTCTGCATTGCCCTTGTTTTTGGTATTGCTGGCGTCAGTCCCAATTCATTGGGCTGCAAAGACGCTTATCTTGCCCGGTATCGCGCTGCTTCTTGGCTGGTTATCGGGGTAAGCGGGGACAGATAGTTCGGGATCGCCCCGACCTGCGGGACAAATCCGCGCGCCGCGTTTGCCTGTACCGCTTGCGCTGCCCTGAGGGCAGCATTGTCAGCAATGCTGCCCGCTGTTCTGCCGATCATGCCGGGGACCGCTGCCATCAACGCGCCACCCAACGGACCTCCTACAGCGCTGCCAATGCCGCCGCCTGTCATAGCTCCGAGGCTTACTGAAACAACGCCTTTCGGGTCGAATTTGGCAAGGAACCGGGTCAACCCGCTTGCAGTGTCGCCGCGCGCAATCTGCCGGATAAGCGCTTTTTCTTCTGCTGAGAAAGCGCGCATTTCCCGCTGGTTCTTGTACAGCTTGGCAAACTCGCGGCGGATGGTGTTTGCTGCACCCGACTGAGTGTACTGCCCGGTGTTCACGTCTGCCAAATCCATGATTCGGGCGATGGTTTCCGCCTTGGACTTGCGCCGGTATGCATCGCGGGCTTCCCGAAGGAACTTGAATCCCTGCGGGTCGCCTGTAACCTGCCCCGGTTGAATGTTGTCGGCAAAATCGTCTACTGCATCCTTGATGCGAGACAGTGTACGAATGTCGTCTTTGGCTGCACCCTTCATCGCGTTCCCGACCACTTGCCGGAACTCGTCAAACTCGCGAAGGGATACCGGCTTGCCATCAAGAAAGCGAACAAAGTCCTTGGCTACGCCAACTGTCTGCGGGCGAAGGCGGTCATTGAACTTGTCTGCTGCTGCTTTGACCTGCATCGCAAGTTGGCGCATGGCCTGCGGCCGGATTTGCGTCCCGGCCTGGTCCGCCTGAGCATATAGCCCTTTGGCCTGATTTGCGAGATCGTCAATGCTTGGCGCTGCTGTTCTGTTTGCCCGCCATTTGGCTATAGCGCGCCCGACCGCCTGTCCCGTGCCGCCAAGCGCACCGCCAATGACAGCGCCGGTAGGAGCCGCGTCCAATGCACCTTGCACCCGCTGTCCCGGATTTGCTTCGCCAGCACCGACAAGAGCGCTATATGCCGCGCCGTCAATCGCACCGCCCGTCACAGCCGGAATAACGCCCTTGCCAAGCCTGCCCATCATGGTCAAGCCGGACTTCATAAGCCCGCCGCCCGATACGATGCCGCCCGCCGCTTCCTGCAAGGTTGACGATACGGGGTTTCGCTCTCGATACGCGGACTTGTCCTGATCAAACTTGCGCTGCAAATCCGTGTACGATTCCGACAATGAAGCGCGATCCTGTCCCATGATCTTGCGCTTTGCCATTTCGACCGGCGACAAGACGCCCGCGAAAAGCTCGTCATCAAACCCGAACAGCATGCCGCTTGCCACCGGGTTGTACTGCCCTCGATTGACCGGATCGGGCTTGGAATCTTCAAAGCCCTGATCGATGCGCGCCTGATTGTTGACCGGATCGCCCCTGTCCTGAGACACCGGGGCAGCCATCTGCTTTTTCAGCGCGCGCGCAAGCATGGTTGCCGCCGCCGTGTCCCCGGCTCGGTCGGCATTTACCAACGCGCGCTTCATGGCTTCGATATCGGCCATTGTCAGTTTCCGTACTTGTCAATGAGCGCGTTGATCGCGGCGTCATCGTCTTCGGGGACAGGGCGCACGGTCTGCTGTGTGCCGTAGCCAAGCGTCTGGCGATCCTGAACGGGCAAGGTGGCATCAACCTGCCCACGGGTCATGCGGGACTTGGAGATGATTTCAGCCTTGGCGCGCGCCCGGCGAATAATGGCCTCGTAATCTGCAACCGCTTTCAGAAAGGCTTGTTTTGACGTTGCAGTGTCCATGCGGGTTACCGCTGCTGTTGCGGTCTGACCTTCCGCATTGGACAGCGCCCCCATGCCTCGCATTTGCTGAATCGCTGTCAGGAATGCCCCGCTCTTGACCTGATTCACGAGGTTGGCAAAATCATACGCCGGGGTGCCTGGAATGCGGGTTGCAATCGGCGCTTCCATGCCGGTTCCGTAATCAATGCCCGGATGCGTCTTGACCTGCTCAATCAGCCCGAGGGCGTCATCGGCTGCATTTATGTCGCTTGGTGCAGACGCCTCACGTTCAGCCCTTGTCTTGCCCGCTTCTGCGCCCGCCGCCTTGTCATAGGAAGCATCGAAGTTGGCTTTTGGCTTGCGGTCAAGCACCTGATTGGTTCGGCTATCGACCGTGACAATTTCGGTTCCAAGGTCAACTGTCTTGATTGGGTTGAGAGGGGAAAACCCTTGCAACGGGCGAACCGATCCGCGATTGCCAGCCTGCAAATAGACCGGATTGCCCTGCGCATCCTGCGCCTGAACCGGCGTTGTGAAGGTTTCTGCGCTGCCGTCCATTTCCGCTTGCAGTTTTTCTCGCGCAAGCTGCATCTGCTGCTGACGATACGCTTGCTCAGCGTCAAACTGGCGTTGCCGGAAGGCATCGTCCCCCGTCGCCTGCTGCTGCTGAAACGCGAACTGGTCGCGGCGAAAAGCCCGGTCCAGTTCGTTCTGATCACGCTGATATGGGACGCCTAGAGCGTTGACGCCTGCCCCGACTTCACCAAGCGCAACCAGACCGCCGCCAAGGCCGTTGTAATCGCCCTGCTTGGCGAGTTCGGCAAGCTCCTGCAATGCCGTGCGCTTGCGGCGCTGTTCAAACATATCGGCGATTGCTGAGCCGGTGCGAAGGCCCGCAAACAGGGAACCGGCGAAATCGGGATTGTTCATGCATGTTCCCCTTAAAACTGCGCTGTGCTAGTCCACGGGTTGAACGAACGGGAACCGAACAGATTCCCGCCATTGCCGAAGCTTGGCATGCCCTGCATGCCGCCCATGACCGTTCCCGCAATGCCAAGCACGTTGTTGAACGCCCCCGCGTTTGCCGCGTCCTTCGCAGCGCCGCGCTGCATCATCAAGTTGCCGGTTTGGATGGCATTGCCGCCAAGGCCCGCCGCGCCCGCCTGCCCGCCCCCTACAAGACCGCCAAGCCGATTCAGGTAATCGTCATACTCCTGATCGTACAGATTTTGCCCGGTAGCCTGCAAAGCCCGCATGGTCGCACCAGACTGTCCCATGCCCCTTGCCGCCGCGCTGCGATCCACGGCACTCATTCCGGCCCGCAGATTGGCATCGTAGACCGGCGAAGTCCTGAACTGGTCAAGCGCGGTCTGTTGCGCGCCTTCGCCAGCCAAGCCAAGCAAATCGCTCAGGCGGCGGCTTGCGCCTGTCCCGCCCGATACCATGCTTGTGTAGAACGGATCGGTGACCTCCCGCGCCCGTCCGAATTCGTCGGTTGCGCGGCGAATGCCCCGGCGCTGGTTTTTCGTCGGGTCAAGCAGTGCGTCCAGAAAACCCATGGTCAGGCCCTCAATTCTCGAAGGATGGCAAAGGAGCAGCCGCCTTCCCAAAGACGGGAGTTGGTTGCTGCTGCCGTAATGCGGATGGTGTGCCGCTCAGCCGCCAATCCGGTGAATTCAAACCGGTGGCAGATACGGACGTAGGAAGCATCGCGCCCCGCCGTGTACGCCAGATCAGCCGTTACGGAATCGTTCAGGTAAGCGCTGATCGTCGTGTCGGTTCCCGTTCCCGCCGCGCCGCTTGAAACCTGGAAACTGGTCTCCACAACCAGCGCTGAACCGGCTTCCAACTTGTCCACCGTGAAGGTCAGGACATCGGCCTCGGTGGCAATGTCGAGATAGCCTGTCCCGGCCGGAACGTAGATCGATGACTGCTCTTGCAGCACAATGCCGCGATTGCCGAAGGATACCGTTCCATCTTCTTCACCAAGCAATCCCGACACCTGCCCGGATAGCGTTGTCAGGCTGGCATCGAAAGCCGTCAGAGCGCGTTGCATGGCCGCAAGGAACTCGTGCCCTTCCTGCGATACTACGCCCCCCCTGAGCCAAGCCATGTGATTTGGAACGGCAGGAATCTCCGTCATATCCCGATCCGCTGAGCGTCAATATCGACCATGGCAATTGCCCGGATCACGTCCGATGAAATGCGCAGATCGAACGTGCGCCCGTTGCGCCCGCAACTGCCCATGTTCCACACATCGACCGGCTTGGCGTACTGCCCTATCTTGCCAAGGCTGATGATCCGCTCGCCCTTGAACGTCCTTGCATCATCATCCGACCAGCGAACCAGAAGCTTTCCCGGTTCCGTTGCTGTCCCGTGCCCGGTTTCCATGTTGAGCGACAGCCGGTTGAACGAAAGCCCGTTCGGGAAGTCATGCGTGATCGAAAACCGCGCACCCCAGATTACCGGTTTGCCGTCCTCGGTGAACGTGTCATAGACGCCCTTGTAAATCGCGCCTGTCTCGTTCGACCCGAAATAATGGCTGTTGAATGCAGGGGCGCAGAAAGCCCCTTTCCATGCCTTGTTTTCGTCGCCTGTAAAGCGGTTATGCCAGGCTCCCGTGACGTTGTTGTATTCGCGCGTCCAATTGGTTCCCTGCAGCGTGTAGAACCGGTTTTCACCCCGCAAATGCGAGAACGCATATATTGCCGACTTGTCCGCTTCCGCTTCGATCAGCCTGGACACTTCCGGCGATGAAACCACGCGGTCTTGATAGCCGGAAATCGCCCTTACGGTATGATCCGAACACACCATGAAAATGGCGCTGTCCACATCGGCAATCGAGTGCGGCGAATTGCTCCCAAACCGCAGGACCGCGCCTTGTACCGGCACAAACGGGAAGTCCGCCGATCCGCTTACAGTCCACACTTCAACGGACGTGGTTCCGATAGCGTAAAGCGTCTTGCCAGACCCCCAACACGCTACCAGATTATCCGGATCGGCCTCTGCGGTAGCAAATGCCAGCGCGTCAACCGAAGTCGAATTCAGGTCCGATGCAAACATTTTCGCATTGGCGTCCCAGAACACGAAATACCCGCCGCATTGGGTCACGCCTTGCGGCACAAGGATGACGTTTCCTTCGTCATCCTGCAAATTGATGATGGACAGCGCGCCGCCTGTCAGTTGCCACGCCTTGCCATCAGCCACAATGGCCACCTGAGTGGCGTTTGCGTCGTTTCTGGCCAGATATACCGGCCCGGTCCCCGGAATCGCGCCAATGCGCGTCTTTGTGCCGTTCTCGGCAACATCGTAGAGCGAAAACCCATAGACCGCGTACAGCTTGGCGTCTTCTTCAAGCCATATCATGCCCCGGCAAGAGCCATCGACATCGGTTCCTAGCCGGGACAGCGCCGCGCACGGCACCAGCGACCATTGCGATTTGTTTTCCTCTCCTACCCGTTCGACATAGGCGTTGAACAAGGCAGGCGATCCCTGGATTTTGTATCGGCCCGGATTGGAACGGAGCGGGAAGGCTATCTGAACCATCGGCGTCGGCTGCTCGCCATATCCACAAGTCCGGGATCGGTTACAGGGAAGCGAACGTTGCGTTGCATCTTTGTCCGTATGGACGTATCGGCCTCAGCAGCGGCAGCGCGCACCATTTGTGTAGTCTCAGCGCTTGCCCGCAACGGCCCCACCAGTTCGGACGCCAGAAGCATGGCAACATCGGGGTAATATTCAGCCGGTACGCTATCGATTGACCAGCGAACGCTTCCTGTCCGGTGCATGTCGGCAAAATCGATTGCGATGCGCGCATGCATGGATTCGTACTGTTCAAGCGCGAAAGCGTTTGTGTCCCCGTCCGGTTCTTCACCAAAACCGATGCGGTTGATGATTTGCAGCGCGCGCTTGACGATATCGCTTTTGGTATACGGACCGGCCATGGCGCACCCTCACAAATGGCAAGGAGCGGGCCGAAGCCCGCCCCTCATTGCAATCGTTACGCCGTGCCGCTCAGGCGAACCGCAAGGCGCGGATCGATGGCCTTCACGCCGTACAGGATATCGAAACGCCAGCCCTGCTTGTCGTTTGTGGCGTCGTAGTACGGCACAAGACGAAGGCTCAGGCCCTTGTAGCTTTCGCGCGCGCCGTTGTAGACCGCAGGCGGGATTGCCAAAGGAACGGAGCAGAATGCAAAGGCGTTCCGATGGAAAACCATGTTCTGCCGGTATCCCGTTGATCCGGTTCCAAGCACCGTGATTGCCGCGTTGTCCGCGGGCACGGCTGAGCAGGTCTGCTGCGATCCAGACGTGATAATCGGGGGCGTGATCGTCAACGTTGCCGGGCCGGTCGATGCGCCGGAATTGGCGTCCGCAACAACCGTGAACTGCCGCAGGAACGGCAAGGTTGCCTTGGTAACCGGGTTGACCGCGTACACGCCCGCAATGGTGAACACGTCGCCAGCCTTGAGAATGCCGGTTGTCGAGTTCGTCCACCCGTCAGTGACGAGCGATTGCGTCCAAGTGTCCTTGACGGAATCGTAGGTCACATTCTGCGAACCGCCATTGACCAATGGGGTTCCGGTAGCAACGCCGACAGTATGCGTAGCGACGTTTTGCGCCATGTACGTATCAACGCCACCGAGCATGCCAAGATTCGCCATGCGATAGGCAGACTTGGCAGCATCGCTGATATACAGACCGGCCTGAGAGCCAAGCATACCCCAATGATCGGCGGGAGAAAGAACCGCACAGCGGCCTTCCTGCGGTACGGCCAATTCGTCAAGCCGTTCCGGCCCTTTGCCGAAGTCCGAAAACGAGTTGATTGTCTGGCCTGGAGTTCCTGCCCAGTTCGGCACGTACCTGTACAGACCCATCAGATCAACATCAACCTGATTGGCCAACTGAACCATTGCAGGCTTCAACACACGCTCACGAACGCCGGATTCATCGAGATCAAGCGTCATTTCCTTCGATGTGAAGGCAACAGCAACGTGCTTCTGCTTGTCGATGGTGATAGTAGTCGAACCTTCAACAACGTCCTGCTCTGCAAGAGTTGCGCCGTCAGTGACCGTAAAGTCAGCAGGGCGCATGATGGAAACGGTTGCGCCTTTTTTGAAGCCGTTGATGCTCTTGCTGAATTCGGCTTCGTAATCCACGTGAACCTTTTTGGGCATCACAATGGTGTTTTCGAGAATGCGAAGCGCTTCCTTGCAGAACACGCTTGCTTGTTTGGCTACAGAATTTGCCATGATCAAGATTCCTTTCTTGCGGGCGCGTTATCGCTGCCCTTGCAAGCCGCCCTACTTTCGCGCTTCCCGCGCATTTCGATAGGCGGCATATTCGTCCATTGACATTTCGTGCAGCGGTTTCCGGCCGGAACCATTCGACCTGCCGTTGACCTGCTTTGCGGGTTCGGCCTTTTTCAGTTCGGGCTTTGGTTGCACTGCTGCCTTTTTCAGCGCCGATGCGCCGATGCTGGCCTCGTGAAGCAGCTTGATGAAGGCAGGGGAGATCATCCGGGCAAGCGTGGCGTCGTCAAATCCAACGCTTCTTGCATATTCGACCAACTGCCTGTCCGCTCCTGCATCCCAATTCGGGATATTCGCACGGCCATAGTTTTCGGCGGCTTCGACACGCTTGGCAGTCTCCTGCTGCGCTCTTGCCGTCCGTTCCTGTACCTTCTGCGCCCGCTCACCGGACAAGGTTGCAATGCGGTCCTTGACCTGCTGGCGTTCGAATTGCCGCTGTTGCGCGGTGTAGAGGTCCTCTTGCGCCATCCTGGACCAGTCGAGACCGGCATATTGCCGTTCCAGTTCGGTAAGGTGCGCTAGTTCAGCTTCGATCTTGAGTTCGTCCGCGCTGCGCTGGCGTTCGACTTCGAAAGCCGCCTTGGCTTCCTCAATCTCACGGCGCTGCTGTGCTACCGCCGCCGTCTTCTGGCGATAGTCCCTGTCCTTCATCAACGCTGGCAGGATCGTTTCCGGGACTTCGTATTCTGCGCCGTCATCGCCAACCCATTTGGCAACGGCAGGCTTGGCAGGCTGCTGGTCGGGTTCGCCTTCGCTGTCCGCTTCGACCGATTGCGCGCCTTCCGCTTCATCGGAACCGGGTTCCAGTTCTTCAACGTCGCCACCTTCCGCAAGATTGGTTTCCGTTGGTTTGGAAACTTCCGTTGGTTGAGGTGTATTGTCGATAAGATCGCTCACCCTGTACGCTCCTATGGCTGATATGGATAGGAAGGCATCGCCGATGCCTTGGCGACTTCTGCGCTTACTTTCATGCGTTCGGTTTCAGCGCGGAACTTTTCGATTTGCAGTTTTGCCGCTTCAAGCGATTGATCGGCCTTGACGGCTTCAAGCTCCTGCTGAGCCTTTCGGCCTTCCTGCAAGGCCTGCATGACTTCGGGCGACAATTGCTGCTCTTGCCCGTTGCCAGGCAACATTGCCTTGGCTCGTTCGGCAATCTCTTGTGCGCCTTCCCAATCCTGAGACGATGCAATCTTGTCGATCATCATCGGGCCAACTTGCGGAACCGCCCGGACAAACTCAATCATGTTGTACGCGTTCTCCATCCGCTTGGTTGCGAACGAAGGCCCGACCGTTACGGCAAGGTCGTATTGCCCCTTGGAAAGGTCATGAATGACCGGGTACGGCTCCTGCCCAGGCTTTTCGATCATCCTTGGCGCGCCAAGCGGGACTGATTCTTCTTTGCCATCCTCACCAAGGATGCGCGCCGCCGAACGCCCGCTATAGACGTGGGGAATCAGGTCAATGACCACGCGCCCGACTTGCCGGATGGAACGCGATAGGTTGTCAATGAAATGGAACGTCGCTGTGTCGCCTTCGGCCTTGCGCGCCATGATAGCGCGTCCGCTGGTCTCGTTCGACCGCGCTCCCAATGAGGCATCATAGATGCCAAGGATCGCCTTCATATCGTCGCTGGCGTTAAGCGCTTCCTGCAAGGCCCCCGCTGCCGGGCCGCTATCCAGTGGCTGCCGCTGAGGGGCTACAGGGCCATCAAACTCGATGTACGAATGCGAGACCGTGTTTGCGGTTTCCCACCGATTGCGATCCGATTCGAAGGCTCCTTTCGGGCCGATGAACGGAACCCTTGGCGCAAGCCCGACCAGTTCAACCGCCGCCGAACGCCAATAGTTGTAGATGCGCTGAGCGTCCATCGCGTCCCAGATCAGGGAACGAATATGGCGCTTGCCGTCTACGAAAAACTCGTCCCCATATACCGGGATGATCGGGATGAACTGCCCTGCCCAATCAAGTTCGCTCAGGACTTCCATGCCGTTGATGACACGCTGCTTGACGCGATAGGCCTCAACAACGCGCTCCCGAAGCACCTGAATTGCGCCAATCTCCAGAAGCGCCGCGTATTCCGGATTGGAAAGGTATCTCTGATCTACAACAATAGGTTCCGTCCGCCCTTGGACAGCGACCTCGTAAATGGTTTTTTCGACCTTTTCGCGCGTCCACCATTCGGCAACGCGGATTGCATTGTCCTGCTTCCATCCGGCGCAATTCGACCAGCCGGAATCCGTCCAATCGACCTTGGACTTGCCCTTGTACTTGCGTTCGTACTCAACCTTCGGAAGCTCCTTGGCGACAAAACAATCGTTCCAGTCGCTACCGTCCACGGATTCGGACATCGGATCGCCGTAGACCGTCATCGGGTCCAGAATGCGCCGGATTGCTATGTCGTCGTCAAAGCTGTTGTTTGATTCCGCGATATCAACGCGCACATATCCTGCAAAGCAGGTCACTGCATTCTCAATCGCAGTGTCGTAAGCGATATCAGCGTTGGATGACCGCTCGATGTGCCGGACAATACCGGCGATCACATTGGCAGTCTCGATATCCGCCTGGGAATCGACCGGGCTAACCGTGATTGACGGCTTGTTCTGCCGGGCGTCATTGACCACCTGTCGGATGAAGGCAGGCATCTTGTTGAGCGTGAGCGTCGGGCGCTGTTCATGCTCACGCTGCGCTTCCACATGATCCGGCCATTGCTTGCCAAGCCTGCCAAACCGAATGCTTTCGCGGCCATTGGCGCGGTTTTCCGACTCCGCTTCCTCAGCAAGCGCAAATTTCTTGCGCGCTTCCTCTAGCAGATCGCGCTCTTCACTGTTCGGGCCGTCCGTCATGCGCGCTCAGCCCATGACATTTCGACTGAAACACGGTCGCCAGACAAATGAACGGTCCATTCAAGGCCGCGCGCGTCAACCAGTGTCGGCTTTTTCTGCAAAGCCTGCCAGTTGGCATCTACGATTGCTTTTGCCGCGCTTTCCACTTCCGGGACATCAAGGAGATATCCAACTGGCGTCCCCTTCAACGGCGGCAAGCCATGATCCTTGAACGCTTGCTGCGCTGCGTTGTATGCGTTGAGAAACCTGGACGTTGCAGCATTCGGCAACGGAACTGTTTTGCTCTTTTTTTCGATTGAAGTACCGATACCGTGAGCCATTTGCTATCCCATCCATCCGCCATGCCCGGCATAGCGCTCGCGAGTGCTGTCAGTGCGCGGCTTGCTTGGCTGTTCGTAGTCCACACACATCAAGCCGAATGCATCTGCCGCATGGCTTGACCAGTCGTGATTAGGTCCAAGGCCGATATTGCGGCGCTCGTCACGTTGTTCGTGATACCAGCCGAGAGCATCAAGTCCGCCCTCGCAGGCCGGGCCGTAAAACCAGATTGATGGAAACAACCGGCGAACCGCTTCAACGCGCTTCATCGCCGCGCCGCGTCCCTGGTTCTTGACCGTCCTGACCTGAAACCCGCCTGCCCTTACCTGATCTTCAAACCGCGTTGCCGTAATCGCGTCATGGTGCGCCCCGTCATGCGGAAGCACACACAGCGCTGATCCGTAACCGTTGTCCCGAAGCCAATTAAGGTGCGCGGCCAAAGGCTGCCCGACCGCCTCGTAATAGTTCAGCACCCGGATTTCACGGGATACGAACTGAGCAATCCAGATCGCCGTTGCGTCAGCAACGCCGATATCCCAATAAGCCCGGATTTGCATATTGGGATCGGCTGCCAGCGTTTGCGCAACCCGCCCTTCTTCCCTTGCCTTCGCAAGGTGACGGGCAAAGTATGCGCCGCTTAGCGCAGTTGCGTATTCGCCTTCCCAAATGTGCGCGTATTGGTCTGGCTCAGCGCGGAGACAGTCTTGCCGTTCCTGTTCAAGGACATCGGGAAACCACGGGTTATCCGACCAGTTGGCGCGAACGACAACCGACCCCGTTGGCGAGTTGCCGCTTCTGAACATCATATCGACCGGATCGATTTTCCGGCGCGGATTCCATCCAAACCACAATTGCGATCCGGACTTGCGGATTGTCGGGCGAAGCAATGAAAGCGAACGCGATGATATCGACTGCGCTTCTTCACCCCATGCAATATCAATGCCTTCAAGCGACTTGATGCTTTCGGCGGTGTGATCCTGCAAGCCCTGAAACATGATCAGGCCGTCGCCCGGTGTTTCGATCACTTCCCGAAACACCTTGAAGCCGTCCGCTTCGCCTAGGCGATGCTCAATCAGCTTGTCCTCAATCAACCGCTTGGCTGATTCCTTGAGAGACTTCTGAACCTCACGAAACGCCAGACCGCGCAATCCGCGCTGCATCAATGCGTGTTCAATGATATGCCCGGCAAAGAAATGCGACTTGCCTGATCCGCGACCGCCCCATGCGCCTTTGTATCGGGCAGGCTCAAGCAAGGGCAGAAATACGCTAGCGGTCTCGATCTTGAGCGTTCGCATTCACGATCACCCGTTCGATTCGAGATACCAAGGCAATCGGGTTGTCGTCTTCATCGCCGCCAATGATGCCTTGCGGCACCTTGCCGTCTATCCGGTTGGCTATTTCCTTGATTGCTTCGAGATCGCCGCTTTCGGCCTTGATAACAAGCTGCTCTGCTACGTCGCGGAGCCTTGTTGATCCTGGACGCTTGCCCGCTTCATTGATGGCAATGCGAAGCATGGCGGCGAATGACTTTTCGCCTTTTGGACGCCCGGCCATTAAATTGGCCTATCGGATTGATGACGTTGACGTTGAATGCGTGTTGCCATTGGCTGTTACCCCTTGATGGCTTTGGAAGTTGGCGGTGAGACAGGTGTGTCCGCGCATCCTGTCTTGATAGGGTGAGTGGACGGACTTGTCCCAATTGGATGCTTGTTGAGATTGTTGCGGCCACGAGCCGCCATGTGAGGCGTCGGGATGGTGCGCCTCTTGCCCCGGTGGCGTAGCCAAACTCTGCGGGCATATCCCTTTATGGGATGGTTAAATAGGATGGACTTGCGTGAAAGTCAATTGGAGTAGGATGCAGCGCACAGTTTCGCGGAATCACACTTTTTATGATTTTCCTATTGCAATCCCAAAATTTGTGATTATATTGTAGATACCAACAGAGGAGACATTGAAATGAAAAACATCGCAGTTCTTGAGGACAACACCCGCACGGCGGAAATCATCGGATATGCTGCCACGGCTGAACAGGCCGCCGATGTGTATATGACGTACCTTTCCGGCGGCATGGACCCGGAGGATTTTGCGACAATCAAGGCACCGGTGTTTGTGCGGCGCTGGCCCGGCGATACTGCCGCCGGCGATCAGTACGCTTGGGAGCCAATGTTTTGACCCCCGCCGACTTTGAAGCATGGCTCGCCGCAATGAAATCGGCGGGCCGTATCCGTTTTGCCATGGACGCCTGCGATCTGCTTGGTGTTCATCAGAACACGGTGACCACCTATCGACGCAAAGGAGCGCCGGTCAGCATCGCGCTGGCGTGTGCGGCGCTCTTGAAAGGACTGAAGCCTTACCAAGCTTCTCAATAGAGGGTTCTATTTACTTAGCTCCGCTGTGGCGGAACCTGAAAAACAGCCTATGTGGCTTGGTGCATTTGCTACATAAGGCCGGAAACCCCCGCCGAAGCGGGGGTTCAGAATGTCGGAAGTGTGTCAGAGCGGTCTATTGAATCCGACTCAAAATCGGATGAACCCAGTCCTAGCAAGACATCCTTGGGTTCCGATGGTTCGAATCCCGCCACTTCCGCACCCAGTCACCGCGTCACGAAGGATTTGCTGACCGGCACGTCCCTTCATGGCGTACTACCAACCCTCAACCCGCAAAACTGGCGGAGATAAGGAGTTAGCTGTAAGCCCCCGGTCGGTAATCGGACCTGTTTGGACAACTTCCGATTATCGCCGGGGCAAGCCCTTAGTCCTACCATTTGAAGAAAGGCTATGAGGCGATGAAAACTGTACCTGAGTATGGTGCAGAGTTCAAGCCGCTTCCAAGTCATCAACAGCAATCTCAACCTGTACCTGCCCGCCAAGCAGCGCAACCATGGCCTTCACGGTCTGGCGTCCTGTTGCTTCCGATATCGTCGCCACCTGTCCTTGCAGGACGCCTGAGACTACCTTGACGCGGGTTCCGGCTGGATAGGCGCTGGCAATCGCCTTGCGCGTCTTGCGGTTGAGGGAGGCGAGATATGCAGCGGCGCGGTCTATGTGGCCCTGGTTGATCGCCGCTTCCGAAAGCCTGAGATTGTCAATCTCGCGTTCCGGGATGATCAACGGGACGTTGGACGCGGATCGAACGATGCCCTTCACGCCGTCCAGTTTCTCGACTGCCATGAAATCGGCAACGCCATGAACGAAGCCAAACCCGGCGATGATCGGAAAGGCTCGCCAGACCTGTTTTTTGGTTTTGCGGTCTACAATCATCTTGCGTTCAATTGGTATGTACCAGCCGATTCCGGCCTGTCTGGCAGCCGCTTCAAAGCGCGGTTCGATGCCTGGTTCGAACAGGACGCGCCGCCCTTCCCTGCGCATGACGGCGCGGGGCTTCATTGCTTCACGGGAGATTGATACCGCGTACCAGATCATGACGGCCTATTCCGCTTTCGTGTCGCTGGACAACTCTCGTTTCAATCGGGCGACGGCCTCGTCATAAATTTCCTTCATTTCTGGTAGTTCAGAAATTTTTGCGCCATACTCGACAACTGCAATAGTGTACACTGTTTGCCTGTTTGGCAAAAGCGCGGCAAGCACAAAACAAACTACCGTAAATGTAAATATCTTGGTAATATATCGAATGAATAATGCATTATATATTTGCGCCCCTTCAGCGTCTTGGCTCACTAAAAACTTAAAACTAACGGCAGTGACAATACAGACAATTCCTACCATTCCAAAAACAAAAGCCGTCCCATTAAGAGACCCCGAAACGTCCGCCAGATACAAAAGCCATGAAAGCGTTGTCATTTTGCTTCTCCTGTTTCACTTGTTTTCTGGACGTTAAAGCCTGCGATTTCCCGCCTCAGCCGGTCATGAAACTCAAGGTACTTTCGCCGGTATTCGGATTCACGGGAAACCGTCCTTTGATGCGCATGCACCGTCACGCGAATGCGAAACAGTCGGGATAGCCATTTCAACATTGTGCATCTCCATCTTTTTCCAGGCGACGGCGACATGGCGGAATCCAGACAAACTTGCTTTCAGGTTCGCCGTTGATCCACACAAGCCACGAATAGGCTGTTGCAGTTGAAGCCGCAGGATCGTGCCTTCCCTTGATCATCGGAACACGTTCGCTGAATTGCGCGATTATGGATGGCGGGTTTTTGGAAAATAGCCGTTCATATCGACTGACCCCCTCAAGAAAAGCGCTGCGCACTATCAAGGCAAAGCCGACTCGTGCCAGATCACTAGCGCGTTCTACAAATTGCTCAGCAAGTCGAAAGGGCGGGTTTGTTATTATCCAATCCATCGGCCCTTGCGGCTCGCTTCCTGGAAACAGAAAGTCACAAACAGCATCCTGCCCAGTCCATCCGTAATCGTGAATGTCGGTTGCATAAACGCTAGCAAAATACTCACGCAACGGCCTTGCCATATATCCGCGATTGCAGGCAGGCTCCCAACACGTTTGTTCATGTTCTACGTGACCAGCGAGAACCAAACGCAACAGCGCGCGGGTTGCCCATGGCGGCGTCGGAAAGTCATCCAGGCTATCATGCGGCTCCAAGCGCCGCTGCATGACTGCCGTTGAGCGGTTTTGAGACATTGCCCGCCTCCTATGCCGCCCGGCTTCGGGCTGGTTCGTATGCTTTTGCGCAGTGGAATTCGCAGTACGGGGCCTTGACCTCCTTGCCGTGCCTAAGGCGCACGGCCTTTGGACCGCCGCAATAGCGAAACTCGGAAGTGCGCGGATCGCCTAGCGGCCATTGGCAGCAGGAGAAATCGTTTTCATCCGCCGTTATCCCCGGCCCGATTGGTTCAACCGGCTTGCAAATGGCCACAGTTGGCCGTGCAATCGTTTTTGCGGCCTTTGGCGCATGGTGAGCCGCGATATCCTTCGGCGCGTTCCTGCGGGCTTCCTTGGCGGTTTTCTTTAAACGCGGGTCAACCAGCTTGCCGCCGAATCCGATCTTTCGCAGTTCCGTCCGCCTTCGCACCATCCCGATAACCGCGTTTCGGGTTCTGCCCTTGAGTTTGCAGGCAATCTGCGCTGCGCTTTGCTTGGCATTGAGACCGTCGCGTACAATGGCGATCTCGTCATCCGACCATGGAATAAGAACCTGGAACGTCATTTGCTGACTCCTGCCAGTTCGAATTCGATTGCGCCGGGCTTGCACGGTTCGGCGTATTCGTAAACCGGCAGAAAGCGGCGGTCGTTGACGCCAAGGAAATCCGCGATGCCGTCAAGATGCGGCTTACAAAGATGCGCCATGTTTGCACGGTCGAACCGGCGGGACGGCGGGATGAACCGGACCTTGATCACGATATCCCCATGCTCTGGCAGACGAACGCCACGCCAACATTCGGCGGCTGTCCAATGCGCAGCCGTCCGGGCAGAAAGCGTTTTCCGCGCCCGTTTGCTCCAATGAACGCGCGCGTTGGGAGACAAGTCACGGTTAGGCCACGGGAGGGAGATCGCACCAGCCATCAGAACCCCCTCGGCGGAACGTACAGGCAAAGCAGCCGGTTCGGTTCGGTATCGACAAAGGCTGGCGAAGCTGAACCAATGCAGACGTGAAAATATCCGTCCTGCCCGTCATAGCGGATGCGCGAATCGCCGTACGGAACCGTGAACGTTTTCGCGACCGCAAGCTGATTGTTCATTTCCGGCGTAATGTTCAGCGTATAGCCTTGCGGGCCTTCCTGGACGGCAGACGCCGGAATCTGCGAACAGTCCTGATTGGAACAGCATTGCAGCGCGTACTGCCAGCCAAGCGGCGCTTCATGGCCGCGCGCTACCGACCACGCTGCCATGCCGATCAGAACGGCAAAGCAGGAAGCGATGACGAGAAGTGTTGCAATGCGGATCATGCTGCACCGCCTTGTTCGCCAGTGACGAACCCGTAAAACCTCAGGTCATGGCGGCGGCGCATATCGGCTTGCAGCGTCATCACACCCTCATCGGCATGATGGTGATGGAAAGCGGGTGATTATCGGCAACCATCAGCGCCGGATCGCTTGGCCCGGAAACAAACATGGTGACCGTTTCGCAGCCGCGAAACGCGTTGAGGGACAAAAGAAGATATGCGGCTGAAAAACCGAACTCGGGCATCTTGCCCATGTTTGCGGACAGGATGACCGGAAGCGTTTCCTTCCAGTCGATCCGTTCAAACGTGTAAAATGTCCCGGAAAGAGAAGCTTCCCCGCTTCCGACCTTGAACTTGACCGGCTTCGCACTTGCCCCCTGGTGCGCGTGGTAGATGCGGGTCAGTGCCAGCCGCCAGGTTGCGATGTCAATCGTGAACCACTGGTCTCCCGCCGCAGGCACAACCCGCCTCCAGTTGGGATATGTGCCGTCGATCAGCCTGCTGCTCATCGTTATGCCCGGCCACTTGGCGCGCATGTACTTTTCGCCCGTGCCGATCTCGTCGGGCGAAACCTTGCGCGACAGCATGTAGTCGACGGCGAAACTTGGCACGATCCTGCCGTGCAGCGCCTCGACCGCAGGCATTCGCCAACTCGCCAGCATGCGGCCATCGGTGGCAACAGCGAGCGTGCCGTCACCGTCAGCCTCGAAGTAGACGCCGTTCAGATAGTACCGCGTGTGCTCGCTCGAAGCCGCAAAGCCGACGCCGCGCAATGCAGCGATCAGGTCGATGTTGTGGCACTTGCCCCAGTTTGGCACTTCCGCATTGTTGCCAAATACTGGATTGTCGCCAATTTGCGACCCGAACCGGTAATTGCTGCCATTGAAGGTCACGTTGACGGCATCGCCGCCCGAGATGGTGATGGTTTCATCGCCCGGCACATACCGGATCAGGTTACGCAACTGGCGCGCGTTGATTGCGCCTTCAAACCCCGATTCCATCGCCGCGATATCAGCCACGACCTCGATATCCAAATTGGTTCCGCTGATCGTGTTGCCCCCAAATCGTACCTGTGACAGCGCCGGAATAATTGACCGCGACGGGACGACAGGAGCGACCACCGCAAGAGTTTGCATCAGATCGGATGCCTTGATTTCCGTTTTCATGACCGTGTTTCCTTCCGTTGAATTAGCAGGCTAAGTGCTTTCGGTTGCGAACGGTTGCCTCTGCCCATTCCAAAGCCATGCTGCGCCCGGACACGAGCGACGAACTCGCCTTTGCTCTCGTCGGCATATCGCGGCATCATGCCCTCCATTTTTTTTGCTTGAGAAGATCAGCCAATTGCTGCGATGCAGCAGGAAACGGAACGATTTCGCTACTGCCTTCAACTCTTGTAGAAGAGGTATTATCTTTATTCTGTATTCTGTATGTAGAAGCCCGACCGTTGAAATCATTGGGCTTTTCGCGGACTTTTAATCGACTTTTCATCGACTTTTCACCGACTTTTTCACGCGCAGCTATCTCCTCAGTTACCGTCTTGTTGGTCAAAAATCCGCGCTCAATGTCCAGTTTTCCGCGCTGCACAAGAGCGTCTACAGCCGCCTGAAACGAGGTCGGACGCATGCCGCAGCGCCGTGCCATGACGGGCACGTCCAAGCGTACAAAGCCCTCATTGTCGTACAGTTCGCACAGTACTGTCAGGTAGGCCGCAATCTCGTTCGGAGACAGGCCGGTTGTGCCCTTGAACCAGCGATCAATGTAGAACCGGAACCAGCGCTTTCTGCTCATGCCACCGCCTCCAAATCGAGACCGTTGGCCACCGCCCTTTGCAGCGCCGCCGATTGAATCGGCCAACTCTGATCATCTATCGGATTGCCGGTTCGCACGGCCTCGCAGACGCGGACGAAACGCCCGCGCGCGTGCATCATGGTTGTGTGATCAAACCCGCCCAGGCGGCGTCCTATATCGGGATAGGAAAGCGCCGTTTCCTGCTTGGCGAGATATACGATATGACCGCGTATCAGGCTCGCAAAGGCGGTGCGACGGCGCACAAATGCTTCGCTGCAAGCGACCCCGTACAGGCCGCAGACATGGCGCACGATCTCTACAAAGCTGCGCCCGATTTTTGGCTTGGACGCCAGCGCAACCGGCAAATCGCCGTCCTGCCAGACCGGCGCTTGCACGGGTTCCACCTTGACTGATTCCGGGTCAAAGCACTCAACCCAGAACGGTTCGCTTTGGCCTTCAAAAACGATGCAAAGGCTCATCCCGTGGCGAAACTTGGCAAGTATGCGCGGGCGTTCCGGCTCCACTGCCACGGCCTTGCGGCACGGCCTTTTCGGCAATCGCGCGCGGACGATGCGCCGGTAATTGGCAACCATCTCTTGAGCAGATGCATATTCACGGGCGGCGATCATCGGGTACGATTTCCTGAATTTCGGGTAAGGCATGACTTTGCTCCTTCGCTACGTTGATCGCAGCAGAGAAGGAGGCTTTTGACTTGCGAAACTGGACGACGATTGGAGACGCGCTTGCCAAGGTTCTCGACCGCCTTGACGCGCAGAAGATTGAGCGGGACCGGCCTAAAGTGGGTTGGACCGATCCCGCCGCCCCTTGCCGGATTTACCGCTTCCGCCGCAAAACGGACGCCCCGGCAAACAGGAGAAAGTGACGCCGCCATCTCAAAACGACTCCCGCATTCGGGGGGTTATTTCGATTCCGCGCGAGAACAGTTCGGCTTGAATGTCCTCAATGCGGTTGCGGTTGAAATTTGCCCGGAACGTGTCGCCTCGCGAGACAGCCGCCTCTAGCGAGAGTTCATAGGCTCCGAGCCATTGGACAAGCCGGATTTCCGTAACGCCAGCGTATGGGCGGGAACTGGGGA